CCAAAGAGATCTCCAAGTAGTTCTGCTTTTCTTTGTTCTCCTGATATATTTCATCTTAATTTTAAAAAGGGATCTGGAGAGCACCCATACTTAAATAGATTCAAACCAATGGCAATGACAAATTGCAGTGTAAACTATACTGGAACTGGTACATATGCAACTTATGATGATGGATCCCCAGTTGTATACACTCTATCAATGACATTCCAAGAGTTGTCACCAGTTTATGACCAAGATTATGATACAGATCAAGGACTAATCGGAGCTGGATTCTAATGGCATATTTCACTGAGTTACCAAACGTAAGTTATCCATCTCCACTATCAGATAGAAATTCTGATAGACAATATGTAACGATTAAAAATCTTTTTAGAAGAGTCAAATTAAGAGACGATCTACGTTCAACATTAGAAGCGTTTGATAATTATGAAATTAGTGATGGAGAACGACCTGATATTGTTGCTGAAGAATTTTATGGAAATGCAGAATTAGATTGGTTGGTTCTAGTTTCAAATAATATTACTAACGTTCATAATGAATGGCCATTATCTGATGCACAACTATACAATTTTGTTGTTGACAAATATGGTGTAGAAACTATAAATCAATTTGCTTTTTATGAAACAACTGAAGTGAAAGATGATGAAGGTAGATTAATTTACCCTGAAGGAATCAGAGTTGATTCTGATTTTACTATCGATGATCCAAGTCAGAGTGATTCAACATTAAATCCTGTTAGGGGAATTACATATTACGAAAACGAAGTTCGTTTGAATAATAATAAAAGATCTATTCAATTACTGAGAGCATCTTACGTCACTCAAGCCATCCTAGATTTAAGGGAGGAACTATCTTACGACAGATCCTCCCAGAAAGTAAATAATAAATTAATTAAGGCAGATAATATTAGACTGAAGTAATTATCCGTCTGCGAGTCGTTGGAAGTAACTCAGAGTATCATCTTCTTCATCAGCATTGTTAGAAGAAAGATCGGTCAATTCTTCTTTCATTGACTGAGGAACTGAAGGTGCTGGTTCTGCACGATTCTCACTACGGAATTGTTGTTCTTCTTCAACACTCTCTTGATCTTGGAAACGAGGAGTACCTTTGATTCCAAGAACATAATCTAGACGAGTCCTCAGCTCATCATAGGACTTGAACTGATCAGGAGCAACAATGGCAGTCAATGAATACTCTTTCTTCCATAGTTCTTCCATAGCATCATCATCGTCCAGAAGAGGTTCTTGACGTGCGAACTCAGAAGAGTCATAGTTCCAATAACCAGCAACCTTCTTGATCTTCAGTTTGAAGTTGGCACCTTGCCAGAAGTCAAAAGGATTGATTGGTTCTTCATCTTCAAACTCAGGTTGCATTGCAGCAGTGATCTTATCAAAGATCTTTTTACCAAACTTGAATAGGAATACTTTACCTTCGTTATCAGGATTGACTGGATCCTTGACAACATAGATGTTACTATAATATGACAGTTTACGCTTTTGCTTACGAGCAATATCTTTATCAGACTCTAGGCCACTATTCCAAAGTTGAGAGTTGTGTTCAGATACTGGATCCTTTTGACCGAGAGTGGTAAGAGAGTTCTCAATGAACCAACCACCAGTACCTTGGAATGCGTGAGTGTATAGTTTTGCCCATGGTAGATCTTCACCATCGGGAGCAGGAAGGAAACGAATAACGGCATAACCGTTACCTGTTTTGTCTAGTTGTGGTTTCCAGAGACGATCGTCTCCTGAAGAACCAGTTTTGTTCATCTTCTCAATCTCTTTGGTGAGTTTGGAAGTCAATGAACCAAGGGATGATTTTTTCTTTAGATCGGAAAAGGACATTGGATTTGGCTTGTGTACGTTTAGATTATAGGATGGGTTGAGTCAGGTGTCAAGTTCTTTCTTCGCTTGTTCTAGGTATCGATGCATTTCGCTAAAGACGACATGTACGTCCGTCCCTTCAAAACCCATAACTTTCACGAATTGTTCAATTTGTTCTCTGCGTTCAATTGCTGCTGGATCGTCACTTAATGACATACGTGTATACATTATTTTTTGGGCTTCGATTAACTCCTCCATTTTTTCAAGATGTTCTCTTTTGTCATCATAATCAAAACCACTATAATCAAACACACCATCAAACACCTCAGATTGAAGGCGTTCGATGTTATCTAGTCCTTCTCGGACAAATTCAGAATTCATAAAATCGCTCATTTTATACCTCGACCCTGCACTATTTAGATAGGCAATTTTGCTTTTGATGTCTTCTTCATAAAGTTCAAACGAATTGCATCCCACTTCAATTTTTCTTTTAGTGGCTTGGTAATTAGTTTTGAAATTGTATCAACTTCAATGTTATTTTTCTCACAAAAAAATACAATTGCGTCGATATAATTAATCTTTTCCTTAAGAACAATCTGTTCAATCTCTTGGCAGAATTTTTCAGAAGTAATGAATTTTTTTTCTAACTCTTTTTTTAATTCATTTTTCATTGTATCTCCGTAGATATTCACCCAACATATGGATGTATTTGGATTTGTCGTATTCTTCATAAACTTCGCATTCCCCATTTTCGCATGACATGATAATTACAAACTTCTTCACTATTATACCAGTAAGCTCGTATAACATGCAAGCATATGCAGCACATTGTACGAAGTATCCATCTACCCAATTTCTGGGTTTTGGTTGCTTGCTTGTCTTAAAGTCGATAATCGCTAACTCACCATTATACTCAGCGATACAATCTACTGTTCCAGCAACTTTAAGATTCATACTATATAGTCTCTTTTCAAGACCATGAATATTGTCTATATTGTTTAAAGCTGGTTTTGCAACCTTAAACAACATCTCTGGAAGTGGATTTACTTTTGGAAGAGATTCATTTTTTAGATAATGTTCAGTCAAAGTGTGCATATCAGTGCCACGACTGGATGATTTTCTGAGAATTTCGTTTGCTACCTCATTACCAACTTTTTTTCTCCACTTAGCAAATTTGTCTCGGTTAATCCAGCTCAACACTGAAGTAATCGAGACAAACTTTACATCTTGGGTGTTAGGTACAACATAGTGTCTAACACCTTCGATTTCTTCTCTTTCTAGTTCATTAACGAAAGGAATATCAATATGATTAAACATTACAAATTAGAGTCTAGTTTAGCAAGTAAATATTCTTTAACGATACCAGATCTTACAATATCGTCAACACCAAATTCTACAAGATCAAATGATGGCATCTTTCTAAGGATGCTCATAAAATCAACGATTCCATTTTTCTCATTAGTTTTGGTAAGATCAGTTTGAGTGGCATCACCACAGAAGATAATCTTACTATTTTCACCAACGCGAGTGATAATAGAGTCTAGTTCGTGAAAGTTTAGATTCTGAAATTCATCAATGATGAGAATTGCATTATCAAAAGTAGTACCACGAATAAAAGATGTACTCCAGAAACTTACAGTTTCCTGAGCTTTGAGATTGCCATACAGCATTTCAAAATCTGTGTCTGTAGGCATCTCGAACATATATTTTACCATATTCTTATAAGGAATCTGGTAAAGAGAAGACTTATCTTCATGATCTCCTGGTAAGAAACCAATCTCTCTAGTCGCAACTAGAGAACGAACGACATAAACTTTCTCGTAAGGTGTAACTTCGTTTAAAACATCTGCGAGTGCATTGTAAAGAGCAATGAACGTTTTACCAGTTCCAGCACATCCATATGCAACCAAATGTTTTCCTTCATCATACGAATCAAAGAATTTTTTTTGATTGTCTGTGAGCGGATTGATTGCAACCATCAAGTCTGAGTTGATAGGTTTTTTACGCTTCATCTGCTTGGCAGTGAGGCCAGCACCAACTGGTTGATGAGATGAGTTCTTTCTCTTTTTTGCAGGCATAAGTTGAGGTTTACTAGATTTTCTTGACGTTTGAACCAGGCATCTTCGATGCTTTATGGAGCACGTCATTCCAGCCTGGATTTCTGGCGACTAATTTGTTGCGCCACTCACCAACTTCCCCAACACCAGGGCAGGTGCTAGGATCTGAATAATCTCTTGACCAATCGGGATGATCTATTCTCCACTGGTCCCATTCATGTATACTCATTATCACTTCTTTTGTCTCACCCGTTTTAAGGTGAACAACTGGATATGTTGCCATAAATTAAAATCCCAACGAAATTATTTAGTATGACCAACCCAACCAAGTGCTTCGGATATTACAGGAAATTCTCCTGCAAAAACACACATACACTCTTTGGCAATATCCATATGTTCTTTCTGAGTACCATTAGCAGATCTCAGATCGATATAATGAATCCATGAGCGAATTGATCCACTCATGTAAATTTTTGTGGGTACGGCCAAAGGAAGCACAAAACGAGCACATTCCTTTGCCACACCATGATCAAGCATAGTCTGATATAGATCCATTGCAGAAGCAAAATGCCTCTCAATAGCAATCTCAAACTCTTGCTTATGAAAAGCATCCAAATCATCAGTAGAATTCTGACGATTCTTAGTATCTTGACGACGTAAGTCTGGCAGAGGAATCTTAGTTGCTAGCATAGAGCTATCAGCATACCGTTGAGAAAACTCTTGGAATGTGAAAGATCTATGACGTAAGATTTGAGCAGCAAGTCCCCTGGTCGTACTGATCTCAAGAGTCATATACGCTTGTTCAAAAATACTCCAGTGCTTATGATTGATGCAGTATTTAAGAAGACCAGCGATCTTTTCGTTCTCTTGATTGTTGGGGTTGCTTACACGGGCACAATACGCAATATTTTTCTCTGCATCAGGAGTAACAGATACTAATTTAACATTCATATTATTCATCAAATACTTTACACATAGGTGAACCAGGGTGGTCATCACAGAATTTATCTAGAACTTTATCTTGATGTCTGTTCTGTGGGTCAGCAATCTTACCTTCTGTAGTAGGATCCCACTCTCCTTCAGGATGTTTTTCATTA